AAATAGAAGGTGAATATACACCAGATAATATTGATAGTATTGTTGAACTTGGTTTTTTAGTTATTACACCTGGAACATACGATCCAGTTACTGGAAAAGAAATAACACCACCAGTTTATTCTGATAAATATTCGGTTGATGTACTTTGGTACGATAAAATAAAAAATCCTTACGGTTGGGCAACTTATCAAATAAACGTCACTGGTGAGGGTGCGCATTCATTTTTTGGTGTACCTTACCAAGAAAATAAAATGCCTTAATTATGATATTTCCACCTCCGACTCCACCTGGTTCTTAGTTTAAAACATCTAAATAAATTTTGTTAACTTTGTTTATATGAAATACTGCAGTCCCTCAAGCATTACACATCATTATATTCAAGATAATTCTTGTTTTTCAGCAGTTTTAATTAATTATGAATATAACAATGTTTAATAAAATGACCTTATCGGATTTGAAAATATACCTACTAAATAGTGTTGCTTTAGTAATTTCATTTAGTAAAATAGAAGCAGTACTTAAAATAATACTATTGCTTGGATCAATAGTATATACTGCACAAAGAATATACGCTAACTACAAAGAAAACAAATGAACTACTTTACTTATAATGAATTTGATTCTCCTGACATGCCTGGAAGTGGTTCGTTAATGCACGAAGATTTTCTTGATATGCTTGACGAGGTAAGAGATAAGTTTGGTAAACCCATCATTATAAATAGTGGCTACAGGACAGAAGAGCATAATGCTGCAGTCGGAGGGAAGCCTAAAACAGAAACATCAAAGGGATCAAGCCACATGTATGGATTAGCTGCTGACATTAAATGCACTAATTCTGTAGATAGATTTCATTTAATATTTCTATTGCAAGAAACAGGTTTTCAAAGAATAGGAGTTGCTGACACCTTTATTCATGTAGACTTAGATTTTGACAAGTCTCAACAAGTAATGTGGACTTATTAGTATGAAAAAGATATTAGAATTTTTTGGGACAAAAGTATTTAAGCAAATTGGTGACGTTGTTGATGAGTTGTTTACTAGCGATGAGGAAAGAATAAAAGCCAAAAATGAAATATTTAAAGTTCTTCAAGAGAAAGAGCTTGAGTTGCAAAAGATGCAGACAGATATAATTTTAGCTGAAGCAAAAGGCAATTGGCTTCAGAGGAGTTGGAGACCAATCCTTATGTTGTCATTTGGGTTTATTATAATTTATACTAAATTTATATCTCAGCTATCATCACATTTAATAACTCCTGAGTTAGAGCCTGAGTTTTGGAATTTACTAGACATAGGTATTGGAGGATATGTTATAGGTAGAAGTGCTGAAAAAATAGCAGATAAGGTAGCTCCAGTATTTAAAAATAAAAAATAGTATATTTGTTAAAGTAAAATATTAGTTATGCCAAAGATTAGCACATACAATACCGTAACTCCACAAGGAGCTGATAAGATTATTATTAGTCAAGAAAACGGAACGCCTACAGACGTAACTAAAAATATTACCGTAGATGGATTAAAGGAATATATTGGCACATCAAACACATCAGGTATTCCTACACCAAATATTTACGTATTAAAAAATACAGGAGTACTTGTTGCTAATAATGAGTCACCAAAAGTTTGTATAAAAAAACCTATTGAAACAGATTGGTTGAATAAAAACCCTAGACTTTTTTTGTATAGATATCGCAAAACAATAACTAGTAACGAGACTTTATGGAAAAAAAGAGGTTTTGTTCATCCGAGTCATCAAAACGGTGTTTATCAGCAAACTAACTTTCCTGGAAGTAATTGGGCAACTTCACATCTTTCTACTGGAGATGATACTGTTATCCATCCAATCGACACAGAATGGGATATTAATACTGAATTACAAATTGCAAAAACAGGTACTATTATAACGGATTTTGCTTCACTAAGACCTTCTACTTATATTGAAATTCCTTTTAGTAAATTACAATTTCTTTTTGATCCAAGTAACCCCTTTGTACCATACACATCTTTCCCTGCTTCAGGAGCAACAGGTTTTTGTACAATTGCTCCTAAAAATAAAAATAGGAATAACACTAATACTCCTTTTGATAATAATTCTAGATATAATAAATTAATATTAAAATTTGCAATAGGTATACCAAACCCTACGTGGACAAATACAAACCATGAGCTACCATATATTATGGGAGAGTTATCAAATCCTATACAAATGGTTTATGTGAAAAATGTAACAAGTGGAGATTTTCGATCCGTAAAAATTTCTCAAGGCAGTAATGCTACTGTTCAAAGAACTGGTTAAGGTTAAAAAAAGCGAGGAGCACAGTTAGTGACACTTGTTAGCCAGGTGCGCAGTTAGTGACACTTGTTAGCCAGGTGCACAGTTAGTGACTCCTCTTCGCATAAAGTACCTCTGTTAAATCAGGGGTATTTTTTTTTACCTATATTTGTTATAAATCAAATTAAATTAAATGAATGATATTCGTAAGATAGCAGTAGGTCCTGATTACAAAGGTGGAGCTATGCACTATGTTGTGGGTCAAGAAATACTAAAGGGTACATATAAAATTCATCACATACGGTATAATGACATTAATGACTCTTTTAAAATATGGATTGAATCTACATATAATGAAGAAATTGTGTTATGGAAGCAGTTTATTAATATGCCTGTGTCTATTGAGTATAATATTAACTTCTAATGAAATCACCCTACTTATTTATTACCAAACCCTTAAACAATAAAAGGTATAACAACACTAAAAAAATTAGTGATGTAGACTTTATAACAAGTACTTCAGAGGAAAACCACAAAGCTTCAAATCGAATTGCAGAGGTTATCGCCACTCCAATTGTTTATGATGGTCCTATTAAACCAGGAGATAAATTATTAGTCCATCATAACGTATTTAAGTTTTACAATGACATGCAGGGCAGACGTAAAAGTGGAAGAAGTTTTTTTATGGATGATTTATTTTTTGTTGAGCCTGATCAGTTTTACATGTATCATGATGGCAAGCAGTGGAATACTAGTGGCAGGTATTGTTTTACTAAACCTCTTCCTACAGAAGACTACTATTTATATAAGAACACCAATGAAGAACCTTTGGTTGGTGAAATAAAGTATAGCAACGACTATCTGCGTTCACAAAATGTAAATCCAGGGGACAAGGTCTGTTTTAAACCTGAAAGTGAATACGAGTTTGAAGTGGATGGGGAAAAACTATATCGAATGTTTGACCATCAAATAACAATAAAATTATGAGTGATAAGCCAAAAAGAAAAAAACGACCAAGAATCAAATATAATCCGAATCGCAATGGACTCAAAAACTTTAAAAAAGAATATTATTCAGGCAGGGATGAGAGCCGTAGAGCAGCTTATTAAAGTTGCAAAAGAAGACATTATAAAGCCAGACCCAGAGGATGAGTTGGCTGCTGACAGATTAAAGAATGCTGCAGCAACAAAAAAACTAGCAATATTTGATGCGTTTGATATATTGACTAGAATAGAAAATGAAAAAAATTTAATGGAAATCGAAGAACGAGGTCCAACTAAACTAGACAACAAACAAGGATTTGCAGAAAGAAGGTCTTCATAATCTACACAGAGTTCTGGATAATTATATTCCAAAAGGAATATTAAAGAAAAAGAACAGAAACAAGTCATGGCAATATGGTTATGATGAGAAGTATGATTTAGTTATTATTTCTAAAACAGGCGAAGTAGGCGAGGTGTATGATATTAATGGACTACGAATAGGTTTACCAAAAACTCCTGAGTCTCTTCAAAGAGACACAACTAAGTGGGAAAGAAAAAATTATCCTAAAGCACTACTAAAAATACAGTCTATATTCCAGTGGAATCAGCAACCAAATACCTTTAAAGCTAAGTGGATAGATTACATTGAGGATGAGTTTGATAAAAGAGAACAAGGGGACTGGTTTATAAACAACAAAACATACACATACATTACAGGGTCACACTACATGTATCTTCAGTGGACAAAGATTGATGTAGGGTATCCTGACTTCAGGGAAGCAAATAGAATTTTTTACATTTTTTGGGAAGCATGTAAAGCAGACCCTAGGTGTTTTGGAATGATATACTTGAAAATTAGACGTTCTGGATTTTCATTTATGGCTTCCGAAGAGTGTGCAAATGTTGGGACAATATCTAAAAACTCTCGTATAGGTATTTTGTCTAAGTCAGGTTCTGATGCAAAAAAAATGTTTACAGATAAGGTTGTTCCTATTGTTAGAAACTATCCCTTCTTTTTTAAACCTGTGCAGGATGGTATGGATAAGCCTAAAACAGAGTTGGCGTTTAGAATTCCTGCATCCAAGATTACTAAAAAAAATATGTATAATGTCGATGATGATGAGATGGAAGGCTTAGATACCACTATTGACTGGAAAAATACAGATGACAACTCTTATGATGGTGAGAAGTTGCTTTTATTAGCACATGATGAAAGTGGTAAATGGCTAAAGCCAAACAATATACTAAATAATTATCGTGTCACTAAAACTTGTTTAAGATTGGGTAGAAGAATTATTGGAAAGTGCATGATGGGTTCAACATCAAATGCACTAAACAAGGGTGGTGAAGAGTTTAAAAAACTTTACTACGATTCTAATCCTAATAACAGAAGTAATAATGGTCAAACAAAAAGTGGATTGTATTCGTTGTTTATACCAATGGAGTGGAACTTTGAAGGATACATTGATGAGTATGGCATGCCTATGGAGGATGTTGTTGATTACTGGAACAACGAAGTTGAAAGTTTAAAAAATGATCCTGATGCTTTAAATGAGTTTTACAGACAATTTCCTCGTACTGAATCTCATGCGTTTAGGGATGAAAGCAAGCAGTCATTGTTTAATCTTACACGAATATATCAGCAGATTGATTACAACGACTCGCTTATAAAAGAACACCATTTAACTCGTGGGTCTTTTTCTTGGAAGAATGGAATCAAAGATACTGAGGTTATATGGACTCCAAACACTAGGGGGAGATTTTTAGTAAGTTGGATACCTAAAAAAAATATGCAGAATAGGTATAAGAAAAACCATAGAGGTGATTTTTTTCCTGCAAACGAGCATCTTGGTGCTTTTGGTTGTGATAGCTATGACATATCTGGAACAGTTGGAGGTGGAGCTTCAAATGGTGCTTTGCATGGAATTACAAAATTTAACATGGATGATGCTCCTAGTAATCAGTTTTTTTTAGAGTATGTGGCTAGACCTCAAACTGCAGAAATATTTTTTGAGGAAGTATTGATGGCTTGTGTGTTCTATGGAATGCCTATATTAGTAGAAAACAATAAACCTCGTTTACTGTATCATTTTAAAAATAGAGGCTACAGAGGCTTTAGTATTAATCGACCAGACAAACTCAAACACAAGCTCTCTAAGACAGAGAAAGAACTTGGGGGTATACCTAACTCAAGTGAGGCAGTAAAGCAGGCTCACGCAGCAGCTATTGAGTCTCATATTGAATCTCACGTAGGATTAATAGGTCCAGATGAAATGGGTTATATGCCTTTTACTAGAACACTAGAAGACTGGGCAAAGTTTGATATAAGCAATAGAACAAAGTTTGATGCCTCTATTAGTTCAGGTTTAGCAATAATGGCTTGTCAAAGACACCTTTATCAACCTGTGAAAAAACAATCAAATATTATTGTTAACTTTGCTAGGTACAACAATAAAGGAAGTCGTAGTGAAATAATAAGATAAATGAAAGACGTAAAAATAAATGTTTCTTCTGTTGGGTTTCCAAGTCAGTTTGTTTCTGATAGCGAAAAAGCTTCAGAAGAGTTCGGCTTACAAATAGGTCAGGCTATTCAATATGAGTGGTTTAAGAAAGATGGCAACCAATGTAGATACTATAATCAGTGGAGAGATTTTTACAGACTTCGTCTTTATGCTAGAGGTGAGCAGTCGGTTGCTAAATATAAAAATGAATTAGCAGTTGATGGTGATTTAAGTTACTTAAACTTGGATTGGACACCTGTTCCTATTATTCCAAAATTTGTAGATGTTGTTGTCAACGGAATGAATGACAGGTTATTTGATGTAAAGGCATATGCTGAAGATGCAATGTCACAATCTCAAAGAAGTAAGTATCAAGACATGATACAAGGTCAAGCTGCAGCAAAAGACATATTGCAAATTGTTCAAAAAGAAACAGGAGCTGATCCTTTCGTAATGAATCCTGATGACCTCCCTCAAACTGATGAGGAGCTAAACCTATATATGCAGCTTAAATATAAGCCTGCTATAGAGATTGCTGAAGAGGAGGCTATTAATACTATTTTTGCAGAAAACCATTACAACGATATTAGAAAAAGAGTTGACTATGATTTAACTGTTTTAGGTATTGGTTGTACAAAGCATGAGTTTTTGCCAGGAGCAGGTGTTGAACTTAAATATGTAGACCCTGCAAATATTGTTTATAGTTATACAGAAGACCCACACTTTAAAGATTGTTTCTATTGGGGAGAAATTAAAACACTTCCAATTACTGAGTTAATGAAGATTGATCAGTCTTTAACAAATGAGGACCTAGAGGAAATATCAAAGTATTCTCAGAGTTGGTATGATTATTATAATGTGGCTCAGTTTTATGAGAATGATATTTTTTATAGAGACACTGTTACATTAATGTATTTTAATTATAAGACCACTAAAAAAGTAGTTTATAAAAAAAAGATATTAGAAAACGGTGGAACAAAGGTTATAGAAAAAGATGACCAATTCAATCCACCAGTCGAAATGATGGAGGAAGGAAGGTTTGAAAAGATGGAAAAAACCATTGATGTGTGGTATGAGGGTATTATGGTTATGGGAACTAATATTGTTTTAAAGTGGGAGCTTGCTGAGAATATGGTACGACCAAAATCAGCTCAACAACACGCATTACCAAACTATATCGCAGTAGCTCCTAGAATGTATAAAGGGGTTATTGAGTCTTTAACTAGACGTATGATTCCGTTTGCTGACTTAATACAAATTACACACTTAAAACTACAACAAATTATTTCAAGGGTTGTCCCTGATGGTGTGTATATTGATGCTGATGGATTGAATGAAGTAGACCTTGGAACAGGAAACGCATACAATCCTGAAGATGCATTAAGATTATATTTCCAAACAGGTTCTGTAATTGGTAGAAGTTATACTCAAGATGGAGACTATAACCAAGGTAAAATTCCAATTAAAGAACTACAGTCAAGTTCTGGTGCAAGTAAAACACAGATGCTTATTGCTAATTATAATCACTACTTAGGGATGATTAGGCAGGTTACAGGATTAAATGAAGCTAGAGATGCTTCTACTCCTGATCCTAATTCATTAGTTGGTTTACAGAAATTGGCAGCATTAAATTCTAATGTTGCGACTAGGCATATACTTGAAGGTTCTTTGTACATATACAGAAGTTTAGCTGAAGCTATAACTTACAGGGTAGCTGATATATTACAGTATGCAGACTTTAAAGATGATTTTGCTAATGCTATAGGTAAGTATAATGTTAGTATTCTTAATCAGATAAAAGACTTATACATCTACGACTTTGGGATATTTATTGAAATAGCTCCAGACGAAGAACAAAAAGCACAATTAGAAGCTAATATACAAATGGCTTTATCTAAGGGAGATATTAATCTAGAGGATGCAATTGATATTAGAGAGATTAAAAACATTAAACTTGCTAACCAATTACTTAAAGTAAAACGTAAGGCATTACAAGAGCAGCAGCAACAACAAGCAATGCAGGCTCAAGCAATGCAGGCTCAACAGGCATTAAAATCTCAAGAAATGAAGCAGCAAATGACAATACAAGCTCAACAAGCTGAAATGCAAGGAAAAATGCAATTAAAACAGGCTGAGATTGCTTTTGAGATAGAAAAGCAAAACAATGAGGCTATGCTTAAAAGTAAGTTAATGCAGGAAGAGTTTAACTACAATTTACAGTTAAGAGGTCTGGAGTCGGAAGCATTGTCTAACAGAGAAATTCAAAGAGAGGGTGCTAAATCTAAAAGAATTAGTCAGGCAAATACTGAACAATCAAAACTAATACAACAAAGAAAAAATAATTTACCACCAGTAAACTTTGAGTCAAATGAAGACAGTCTTGATGGCTTTGATTTAGCTGAGTTTGATCCTAGATAATGTCTAAAAACGGTATTATTTTTTTCTTATATTTGTAATAATTAAATTTAATCATATGGAATTCAAAGTAAAAGAAGTAACAGTAGGTGAAGAAAAATCAGTACAACAGGTAGAACAAGAGCTTTTAGATAAGCATGAAGAAAAAAATAATGATGACCAACCTAAAGCTGAAGAGCCTAAAGCTGAAGAGCCTAAAGCTGAA